TGTAGTATTAAAATTAGCGTCTGCGCATCCCGCCGCAACGGTATTTGATGTATTTGGATTAATTTCAACAATAACAGGTAGCTCACCGCNTTCTACAGTATATACTACAATAGCATCTTGAACTGTACTAGTAGCTTGAATTTTTAAAGTTGATACAAAGTTTGCATCTATAATACCAAGATCACTATTAGTTTGCCAATTAATAACACTGTCAATCTCTCCAATAACATCTACATAGAAAGTTCTTTCAGTGACAACAACATCTTCATTTGTTCCGTAACGTGTGGCAACAATAGTCCAACTATATCGTTTAGTAACAGCCGGTTGATATGGGATAGAACCAAACACTTCAGATGTAGTCGGGTCAAATTGCATTCCAGGCGGCAATTTTGTAATCTCTTCGTCGGTCATACTATAGATAACTATTCCCGAAGTTAGTGCTTCGTAAGTATCAAGTATAAAACTCACATAATTGTTTGCTCGTCGAGTCCCTAAGTAAGCAGGAGTAGTCCATATTGGTTGTCTTAAGTACTGTGCATCCGCAGTAAATAATCCGCTATTAACTGGGAACCCTACATTGTCTGCACGGAAATAGTCATCGCCGACTACAAATATTTTAAATTTTCTTTTAGTAACAGAATCACCGTCACTAATAGTAGCAATAAACTCATAGTTACGATTTAATTTTTTAGGAGGTTTACTAGGTAGAGCAAAATCATAAAATACAAGATCGTATATATAACTGTCGTAGCCGTTGGTTGGACGATAGCCAAAGTCGTATGCAACATTATCATAGTAGCTGTTGTCAAAACTTCCGTCGCCGTCTGCAACTTTAATTGATAGTGCTGGTTGCACAAACCCAGTTATTCTACCAGTTTGTGTTAATAATAGCCCCGGAGGTAGTTCGCCTTCTTCGCTGGCAATAAAGAAACTTAATTGTTGTCCAGTAACAGTATCAGTGTCAATCGCACCTATTTGAAAATCTACAAATGAACTGTCTAATACATATAGCTGTTCGTTCTCACCAATTCTTAATTGACCTGCTGGAGTAATAAACCTTGGCTCGTCAGGGCCTTGCACAATCATATTAAATGTTCTATCGGCTATTCCACTGCTATGACTAGCCCTAATACAAAATGCGTAACTTGTGTCTCGAGGAACTTCTCCAGGAGTTCCAATAATAAACTGTCCTTCAATTCGTAGACCAGGGGGCAATGCCCCCGATATAACTTTAAAATTAGTGTTACCTGGGACATTAGTTACAGGTAACGGCAAATTAATCTGAAATCGTTCTTGAAACGTTCCAAAATTGTAACCTGAAGATTGTGTCCAAATATCGAGCATAATTACCCTCTTCTACGTAGTCTTGGTCTTGGGTAAGCAGTCCCTGTGACAGGTCTAATACCAATTGTTTGTTTAGGAAACGTAGTTCCCACTGTAGCTCGCTCTTTTTTGTAGTACAAATATAAATTTGCACCGCCTTGAAGATCTCTAATATCAGCAGGTCCTCCTGAAGTAGCGGTTAGCTGATTTGTTTTAGCTACTGACAGAATATAGGCTTTGGCTGCTGATTGATTCATATTTGGATATGTTTCCAATGCACAAGCAATAACTCCGCATACTTGCGGGCTAGCCATACTAGTTCCGCTATACTTGGCAAGGTAGTGGGTAGGACTTCTTGGATCAGCAGTACCACTAGGCACTGCACTAATAATTTGGGTGCCTGGCGCATATAAATCAGTACCAGGTCCACAATCGCTAAAGTAACTCTTTTGGTCAACTGCTAATACGTCTACCGCACCAACACATATGTTTGGCATACCAAGATCATTAGCAGTTGGACTCGTGCCTCGCATGTAGTAGAATATTTGACCCGGATATCTATTGCTCATTTCAAATGTGTTGTCCCAATCAAGGCCTCCTGGTACATCGTGTTTCCACCTACCATTTCCAGCCGCACCAACAAATATAATTCCTTCTTCCATTGCGTCAATAATATCTTCGTCACAGGCTGTTACTCTAGCAGGTATACGTTGTCCTGCAATAAATCCCCAAGTGTTTAATTCACCTGAAGTAAATGCGCCACCGCCTGAACTAGTCTTTCTATTGTTTACGCCTGTTTGTAAATCTATCTTGCTTGGATCGTCTTCATAAAACGTCCATTCGTGTACCATGTTAGGACTTCCTAGTGTTCCACTAGTTGCCGCATTGCCTTCTGTACGCACACGGAATGTTCTATTAGGTGCAGTGCCTTCAACTCCGTAGTATATTCGTTGAACTGAATTGTCAGCGGCACTAGCAGATATTTTTGGCAGTGCTGGAACACTTTCACTTATACCACTGTATACAAAAGATCCGCCGCCAAATGTCAAATAGTGATTAGTGCTGACATATATTTGATTATAAGTAGTTCCTAAGAAACTAATGTTAAATGGTAAAGTCAACAACCAATAAGCATCATCGTTAGGATTTGTTGTGTTACCTGCAATATCTGTAGGAGTTGTTGACGCAGTCAATGATGCCGCTCCAAGTAAACTGCTTGATATTGATGACACTGTAACACTACTAGCGCCTGATCGTGCTCTTACGCTCATAGCAGTTGCATAAATTGGATCACCGACATCTCCAGTTTCGACTACACTGTTATGGAATCTAATAGTATAGGTACCTGTGTTTGCTAATGCTACGTTAGTTTCACTTATGTCTACAGAAACATCGTCACCCGGTTCGGCTGTATCAGATACAGGCCCGTCTTCGTATTGTACTACCCTCACACCGTTGTATAATATTTCGATAGCATTTGCTAGAGTAGTGATACCATCACCTACAAGCGAACCTCCAGAGAATTGACTAATCAAATCAACCGTGCATGGTCCTTGTACCTGTACGTCATATGTATCTGCAGGTTTATCAAAGGAAGTTAGATATGCTTGATTGTTAGCATTGTCAACAGCCCATGTTTCAGGCTTGCTGAGAATTAAATTGTTAACAGTTGAAGTTGTTACAATTCTATTTCCACCGTTTTCTAAATTTAAAATATTTCCTAATTTTGTACTTGAAGAACACACACCGCTAAACCCTGTGTACACAATTGTTGGAGTTCCTGCAGGCGTATTACGTGTTCCTCTGTAGGTAACAGCAGTTATGTCATTAAATGACCACTCTCCTGGAAAAATACTCTGTCCCCAACTGTTGTTGATAATAGTTGGGTTACGTCTGCCAGTGGCAGGATTAATTGGTTTGTTTCTGTGGAACGCACGAATATAGTCAAACACCAAGCTGAAGTTACCGCTGTTACCAGTATCATAGTAGAGACTATAGATGTTGGCATCTCTGGCCCAGCCCTGTGTATTGCCTGCAACCGTGCCAGCTACGTGCATACCGTGAGGATCAAGTAACCCAACATTATAAGTACCTGGAGCGCCTCCTGTTACTTCGGGATTATGTTGATACCAATTGTAATCTACAATCCTAGTGCCGCCGGTACCGTCTGCGTTCTTTTGAAATTCTGGATGAGTTGCTGTAGGCAAACCTGTGTCACATATAACCACGTCAACGTTTTTACCAGTACTAGTAAGTGTTATAGTACCGCTGACGGTAGCACTACTCCCGTCTGATCCCCAGTTAGGCACATTGGTTTCTCTAGTACATCTTAACAGACCCCAGTTTTTGTGAAGGCCAGCCGTAGTTGCAGACTTGTTCCAACTTAAACTAGATTGATCTACAAATGTTCCTGCGCTGATACCTCTTTCAGCAGGCGCAAGTTCTATATATTTTACTCTGGGATCTTTTTCTAACACACTGGCTTCTTCGGCAGTCATTATGTAATGAGTGTTTCTACTCAAAGGTCTTAAGGCAGCACACTCAACTTCCCTATCTGGAATAGATGTTTGAATCCCATCAGCTGGCGCTGCCATTTCTTGATAGAACGAATCTAAATCGTCTACATTGTGTAATGTGACAATATACTCATACACTAGTTTGGCCATGTTAAACCTCTAATTGAACAGCAGTTAATGTGACTGTTATAGTGCCTGTTGATCCACTCTTGTTTGTTACTGCTACTGGAATTATGTTAGTTACTGGAGACTCGTTGTTAAATCCAACTGCTCCGGGAGTAATTAAAATAGTCTGTGCTCCTGTAGTAATTACTTCTGCAATAAGTCCAGCATCTGGCAATGGGTCTACACCTTCTGTTCTTGCGGCATCGCTAGTTCTAGCCGCATCGCTAACATACAATCTTACCCACGCCGCCGCAGAAGTTTGTATCTTGTAAAGCATGTATCCCTTGTATCCAGTAATATTTACGTTGCCTGTTGCACCGTTCATAATACTAGCAGTTGTTCCAGCAATAGTTGCTCGAGTAACTAGTCCACCGCCTGCTGGAAAATCTGCCCAACTTGACACTAGCCCGTTGGTAGTTAAGAATTTTCCATTGTTGCTAGCTTGACTAGGCAACACTTTAGATTCTGACAAGCTAGTAATCCATGTAGGATCAGCATATGAACCAGTAGCAACTACTACATCAGGTATATCACTGCCTGTAGCAGTAATAGTAACTGCTCCGGCGTTGTCAACTATGCTAATGCCCCCACCGGCAACAATAGAACTAACTGGTAAATTAGTAAGTTGCGCACCACTTCCAATAAATCCTGTTGCACTAACAGTTGAAGTAAACTCAGCAGTCTTATCACCTTTTAATCTTAATGCTCTGCCAACTGATGTATCTGTTGCACTTCTTGTGAAGAAATCAAGTCTACCAGGCATCTTCATCATGTTAGGAGTGTACGCTCCGTCAACTACTGCACTTATAACCGCGTGGGTCATATAAGTTGTGCCATCAAAAGATTGGAATGACAAATCACCAGATTCGTCTTCAGCTTGTACCGCTAATGGTACGTCAATAGTTCCCCTTGATCTAATGAAGCTAGTGTTATTAGCATCCATCATACTGTGAGCTTGTTGTACTTTAAATTGTGCGCCATTACTAGGAATATAGGCGTTCTGTATAACACCTAATCGCCCACCGTAGTCTCTATCACCAATTTCAACAAACCCAAGTGGCTGTGTTGAAGCAATTGCTAATGTAGCATTTGATGAATAAATCTTTGGTACTTGATTCTCAAATATAATTTGCCCTTGCACCAGCAACGCACCGTCTGCATTTCCTTCGGATGTAGGTTGTCTAAAAGTTAATGTAGGTCCTATACCGTCAACCGTATTACCAGTTTCAGAATAGTATGCTAATTGACTAACTCCGCCAAACAGCACTTTGCCTTTATCTTTGTTACTAATAGTAATAGTATCGGTATTAAAGTTAGTAGTGAGAATGATATCCCCGCCGGCTACTAGCGTTAGTGTGTCTTCAGCACTGTCAGCTACTAGGTTAGACGACGGAAGAGCAACGGCAACTGCTTGAAGCCCTCGAATAGTATGAGATCCAGTGCTAGTTGAAGTAATATCAAGTGCAATGCTATCAAGTGCATTTCCAGCACTCATGGCCAACCTAAATGAACTTCCGTTAATCTTAATTATATAATATGTTGATCCAGACATTAGTCCGCCAACAGCACCGCCACCAACTGCTGTATAGATTACTGGTGTACCAGTAGTAAATGAATTTACAGGAACAGTTATAGAATTAGCTACAGTGTTTACATCGGTGGCAGCGTTAAATGTGTATGATACCGGAGGGTCAATAGTTACCGCAGGTATTGAGATATATCCCGATCCGCTATTGACTACATTAAAATCTTCAAGAGTAGTTGCAGCCAGTACTGCTTCGCACACTGCATTTGAGCCTATGTCAGTAAAAGTAAGAGTTCCGGATGGCAATGATGTTGCTCCGGCCGTTAGCGTTATTGTAGTACCACTTACTGATGCTACTTTCTGATTGCTAGTGTACCCAGTTCCGGTAATGGCCATGCCTGGATGGATTGTATTTACAACACTGCTAACAATAATAGTAGTCGTTAATCCACCTGACACATAAGTTGCAGTTGCATCTATTGGTTTAACAATAGTTGTTATAGGAGTGTTTCTAAAACCAGCACCTGGCTCACGAACATCGATCTCAGTAATTGCTCCGTTTGGATCTAAGTATACATATCCTGTAGCTCTTTGTGATCCACTGCCAGAAGCAGTAACAATTGTGCCTGCTGAATAATTAGTACCACCGTTAGTGACTTCAATGTTAGCAACAAAAGTTGGTGCAATAGTTGCAGTAATAACTGCTTGAACTCCGCCAAGCGGTGGGGCAGCAACAGTAACTTCTGGAATACTATTATAATTAGATCCTGGATTAGTTAACGTAACAGTTAGTGTTGGACTAACTGATATTGTTTTAAATGATTGACCGGCGGATGTAACAGTTGCACTGATTTGATCAGAATTATCAATGTGGCTAAACGTAATACCAGTATGAGGACTGTTAACTAGTACGTTGGCAATAGTGTCAATGGCATCTTCAGCTGTAAATGTAGGAGAAGCAACAGCTACAATTTTGTTAAGAACATCGTCATATGTAAATGAGATATTTGAATGTGAAGCATTGTTAAATAACTCCCAAGCCGCATCTTGCGCCCGGTCAACACTAAAAAATTGGTTAGTAACTCCTTCTGCTAAATCATCACTGATTAGACTTACAGCCCCAATTTTGTTGTTAACACTTGTAACAGGCGCACTAACACCGTTACCACCAGCAGTGAGACCGTCACCTACATACAATCTTTTACTGTCTGTGGTGTAAACTATTTCTCCTTCTGCTGGTGTAATAGTTGTTCTTAGCGCCTCTAATCCTCTTCTTAGACGTAATGCCATTTGTTTCTCCTAATCCTTAAAAGTTTCCAAAATCCTGATCGCCAGGCGCGGGTTGGACGAATGTCCCAAAATCTACATCGGAGCCCCCGCCACCTGAATCAACCTGGGCTTGTAACGCTCGTATGTCAATACCATAAACTAAAGATTGCACATTACTAGCAGTAATGCTACTGGTCAATGTCATATTACCATTGATGTTGATATTTCCAGTTCCTGTTATATTTTTAGAATTTAAATTAAGGTTCCCACCCAACATTGGGCTAGTATCTGACTGTACGGCGGTTAATGCAGACAAATTAATAGTGTCTGCTGTGGTAGTAATAGTAACTCCGGTGCCCGTAATAGTCTTAAATTTTAAAACATTATTGACTCTTTCTTTAAAAATGCCAGCACCTGNACCAACATTTTGTCCAGAAATTGCATCAACTGCACCGCTAACNGCAGTAAAACTATCTTTAACTTTGCTAAAAGCGGTATACAAGTCATCACCGGTNCCGTCGTTTGGATACGCACCAATGTTTAGTATGAGATCTGGGGGTAATTGATATGCCATAAATGTAATCCTATTCTATATTTACCAACTTCTGCAACTCCAATATCTAGCCTTCCAACGTGGCCCTGGATTTTTGCAGTTATGTCTTGCTCTAAAACTCTTGCGTCTTGCAGGATTAGACTTTTTAATACGCATAGTTTTATCACCAAAGTTAACTTTGACAATATTGCCATTAGGTTTGCGCACATACACTTTTGATTTCTTTACATCGCCTGCCATCTTTTTACCTAAAGGTACATTACGCCCCTGGTATTCTGCTTCGTCAAGCTGAAACCCCGATAAGTGACTAAGACCAATTGCATCAATTTCTACTACAATGCCGTCGCTAACAAATCCAACCACTCCGGTTTCTAATACTATGTTGTCAAGTTCAATATCAAAACTATCTCCCACACTGGGAAGTTGACCCAATCCAGTTAAAATAAATTCTTTGTATCTCATATTACACCTTTCCTACGGCCACTTCAATTACAGCAATGTCACCAGAGTCTTTATCCTCAAGTGCCTTGCCAATGATAGTACCTAGCTTAGGATCTAATGCTTTAACTGCCACGCCTGGAGTTGCAGATGTTGTTAGCATATCACCTTTTTTAACTCTACCTAGCACTTTACATGGAACACGCCCTGCAAGTGCAATTAATGCTCGTGTGCCTTCTAAGCCATCATTCATAATGTATGCTGGATTTGTAGAAACAATACCTGCTAATCTAGTGTCAGCAATGGTATTAGATACAGTTACTTCAGCAGAGCCACCAAATATTAAGACAGTTCCTACCTCGTATTCTGTATCAGCTCTATACCACTCAGCTAAGTCAGCACCGTATGTGGCTGCTAGATTACCGCTGGTACTCCAGTTACCTGTAATAGTACCTGTTGCTGTTGCATTTCCTGCATTTAGAGAAGCAGTATATAACGTTCCATTTCTAGCATCAATGTATCCTGTGCCGGTAGTTAAACTACTAGTAGAACCTAAACTCCAAGCACCAGTAATAGTACCAGCTTGACTAACAGTCCCTGTTGATAGACTGTAACTTCTTAATGTACCTGCTGTAGCATCAAACGAACTAGAAGCACCTAAACTCCAAGCACCAGTTACAGTACCAGCAGTTGCGGCAGCACCTGTAGTTAATGTAGTTGATTTTAATGTGCCTAGAGAGAAGTCAACCAAGCTACTTGACTGTACTGCCCACTGTCCAGTAATACTACCAGCAGTTGCGGCAGCACCTGTAGTAAACGCAGTGGCTTTTAATGTGCCACCACTGAAGTCCCAAGTTCCTAATGCAGTAGTAACGGTATTACTACCTGTAGAACCAATTGCACTTTGGAATTTAAAACCTGCCGGAGTAAAGAATTCTAAAGCATTTGCTGAAACGTCAAGGGCTTTAAATCCGTCAACTTTTAATTGTTTAGTATCAAACTCACCAGATGAGCCGTATTTGGCAATTGTACTGGCAGTACCATCTGTAGATATAGTAGTAATTGAAGCAGAACCAGATGTTCCGCCGTATGTTACAACGCCTACGTTAGTGGTAAATTTTAAATTAAATCCAGCATCTAAAACAGTTTGTGCAGTTTCTTCTCTTGGAGCACTGGCAGTGCCAGAAAAGTTTCCAAGTATAGAACCATTACCGAGATTAGTAATTTCTGCTAGAGCAACACCACCTGCTTTGATTCCAACCCAACCGTCTGTGATAGTAAAGTTAGCACTATCAAAACTTGCTACGCCACTGGCAGCTTGTTTCTGTGCGGCAGTACCTGTTGGTGCGCTGGCAGAAGTTGTAGCCAGCGTCATTGATAATTTACTTTGTACAATGCCAGCTGCCGCGTTAACGTCAGCATTGACAATAACACCCGGATTAATTTGGTAGTTAATCTGTGCGTTAGTTAGGTCAACAACTGGACTACCAACAATATGTGTTGCTGATGCGTTTCCAGTGTTAATACCAAACTTTGTATCTGTAGTAGTTGATATTCGTTGTACACCGTCTAGTCTGTTTGCTCCGTAGTTTGTTGAGCTATAGTAAAATACTTCGTTGTTAACTTTAACATAGCCGGGCCCTGTTCCGAATGCGGCAGCATTAACTACAGTAATTGTTGTCACATCAACTGCTAATAAACTAATAATAGGTACAGCTAAAGTAGTCGGAGTACTGTTAGTAAAGGTAGCACTTAAATCGCCNGCAGTTGTNGCACTGACCATAATTTTGCTACCGCCTACAAAGACTGCCAAGTCCCCAGCAATAGGTGTGCCAACATCAACATCTAATAATTCAGATAATTGATCGTATAGTCTAACCTGTGCATCTACATATGCTTTTGGAGTAGCATCATTTATATCTGTTGGTGGAGCTAAATTAATAACTTTGTAGTTATTAGCATTAACGTTGCCCTTCATTGCCAGCGCACCGTTCAATGCCAAGTATCCTGGACCAACTAAATTACTTGCGGCAATTGGAGCACCACCGTGATCTAAACCTAAACGCTTGTCAATGTAACCACGTGTGGCTGATTGAACAGGTACAGCGTCTGGAGCATTGTTTGTAAAGCTAGCATCTGTTGAGAATTCACTTACAACAACACCACGTTTGAAACCAATACCGTCCAAGTTACTCAACGCAATTGACGCTGAGAATGTAACTGTACCAGTACCTTGGTCAACTGTAAAGAATCGACCTACACGGAAGATACCGTTTTGGTCAGTGGTTACATAGAACACACGACCTACACCCTCTTCGTAAGTTTCGTTTTCACCCTTACGGCTAATAGCAGGGTTGCCATAAATTTGATATGGGTAGTTAGTAGTTGAGTAACCACCAGTACCAATATCTAAGAAGTCATGCCCTGTTGCACGACAAGTACTAATACGTGTAGTAACTTGTCCTTGTGCTCCTGCCGCATAACCTAAACGAATTGTAGTAGCATCTATATTTCCAAACGGCTTACTAATACCTGTTGATACGTTTGTACCTTTGGTCAATTCTTTAGTAATAAGAGTAGTTCCTGAGCCATACACACCTGGATTATTTGGATATGTTAGTGTAATGCTAGTAGTGGTAGATGCAGTACAGTTAAAGAATCCGTTATATATCGGATTTGAATTTCCTTCTACCTTGTAATACTGCCCAGTCTCAGGCGCAGTTGTTGATCCAAAGTTTAGAGTAACTGAATAAGGACCTGTTCCAGTCTGTGAACCAAATCCTGTGGCAGTAATACTAGTTCCAAAATTAAAGCTGTTAGCAACAAATGTCATAGCACC